AACTACTCACAAACAAGCGTACCTGATGCACCGACTTGGTATAGTAGCTCTGATATATATACTTCTGCTACACTAGATGATAATACCAGTGCTTTTTATGGACTGGTAAATAGTAATTTAACAGGTTTGAGTCAGATGATAAATGACCAACCTAATATGTGGAGATAATCATGAATTGGTTTGAAAATAAAACAACACAACTTATTGCTCTTGCTGGAATAGTTACTACTCTTGCTGGATTTGGTTATACAGGAGCAACTTATGTCAATAGAATTGATAATCTTGAAGCTCAAATAGGTGGCATAGGTGATACCGAATCAGCTCAACAACTTATTGAAGAACGCTTTGCATCTATAGAAACATCGGTTAAGTTTTTAGAAAAAGAAATAGATAGTGTAGAAGTGCCTGATGTAACAGAAATTAAAACAGATATAGCTACTATCAAAGCTGACCTACAAGGTTTAGACAAAGCAATTAACAAATTAGAAAATAAGGATGACAATCCTTTAAACGGATAATCATATGAAATTTAGTTTAATTAAAAATGTTGTAGGTGCTTTAGCTCCTACACTTGGTTCAGCTTTAGGCGGACCACTAGGCGGTCAAGCAGCATCTGTTATAGCTGGTGTACTTGGATGTCAATCAGACCCAAAATCTATCAATAAAGCTATTCAATCAGCTACTCCAGAACAAATGCTAGAGCTTAAAAAAGCAGAACAAAGTTTTGAATTGCAAATGAAAGAGCTTGAAGTAGATGTGTTTAAGTTAGAAGTAGCAGATAAACAAGATGCTAGAGGTAAGTTTAGTAAAGATTGGACAGCTAGAATTATGGGTATTGCTGTTGTTGGTGGGTTTATGGGTTATATATTTTTAGTTACTTTACAGCCACCAGAACAAAACTCTGAAGCTCTTATTAACTTAGTCTTAGGTTACTTAGGAGGTTTGGCAAGTGCTGTTATCTCTTTTTATTTTGGTGCTTCAAATACACCTGATAAAGACTAATGAATATATCACAAGAAGGAATATCGCTTATAAAAAAGTTTGAAGGCTGTGAGCTAGAGGCATACTACGATGCTGTAAATGTATTAACGATAGCTTATGGAAGAACTAAATTAGTAAAGGCTGGTGATACTTGCACACAAGAACAAGCTGATGCTTGGCTAGAAGAAGAGTTACACGAATATGGTGGATATGTAAATGATGCAGTAAAGGTTGACTTAACACAAAATCAATTTGACTCTCTTACATCTTGGACATACAACTTAGGTCCTAGCAATCTTAATAGCAGCACTATGCTAGTTAAAATTAATGAAAAAGATTGGGATGAAGTGCCTAATCAGATAAAGCGTTGGAATAAAGCAGGTGGCAAAGTATTAGAAGGTCTTGTTAGAAGAAGAGAAGCTGAAGCTCTTTTATTTCAAGGAAAAGATTGGAGTAAAATCTAATGCCATTAGTTAAGTATATTTTTAGACCTGGAATTAACAAAGAAGGTACTAACTATAGTAATGAGTATGGCTGGTTTGATGCAGACAAAGTAAGGTTTCGCAAAGGCAAACCTGAAAGAATTGGCGGTTGGGATAAGTTTACTTCAGGAAGTTTTATTGGAACTTGTAGAAAACTCTATCCATACAAAGCCATTGATGGAGATCAATTTATAATATTAGGCACTCATCAAAAACTATATGTTCTTAATGGAGATGTGTACTACGATATAAATCCTATTAGAGCTACATCTACCAATGGAGTAGTATTTGCTGCAACAGATGGCTCATCTATTATTACAGCTACAGATAATGATCATGGAGCAGTAGAAGGAGATTTTGTTACTTTTGCACAAGCAGTCAGCTTAGGTGGATTAATTACTGCTGAAGTTTTAAATCAAGAATATCAAATAGTAACTGTTCCTACTGCAAACACATATACATTTGTAGCCAAAGATACTGATGGAGCAACTGTCACAGCAAATTCTAGTGATACTGGTAATGGTGGCTCAGGAATAGATGGTGTATATCAAATTAACTCAGGACTAGATGTCTATGTTAGAACTACTGGTTGGGGTGTAAATCCTTGGGGTAATGGAACATGGGGTGCTAAAGCAGATTTATCTTTAACTAATCAATTAAGAACATGGTCTATAGATAATTTTGGTGATGATACTCTTGCTGCACCTAGAGGTGGACCAATATATTTTTGGGATGAATCAACAGGTTTAAGCACTAGAGCTACTTTATTATCAGCAGAATCAGGTGCAAGTGATGTGCCAACTAATGTTATACAAGTAATGACTTCTGATGTAGACAAACACTGCATTGCATTTGGTTGTAACCCAATAGGTACAACTGCTATAGACCCACTGTTAGTAAGATTTTCTGATAGAGAAAGTGCAGTAGATTGGACACCTACAGCAACGAATCAAGCTGGTGGCGTACAACTTTCACAAGGTTCTGAAATTATTGGAGCACTTAGAACAAGACAAGAAATACTTATATGGACTGATGTAGGCATAGTGTCTATGCGTTTTGTAGGAGAACCATTTATATTTTCATTCACAGAAGTAGCAGAAGGGCAGTCTCTTATAGCACCTAATGCAGCAGTAAGTGCTAACAACAGAGTTTACTTTATGGACACTGGTGGATTTTATGTTTACTCAGGTTCTGCTGAAAAATTACCATGCACAGTTTTAGACTATGTATTATCTGATTTAAATTTAAGTCAATCATTTAAGATATTTGCTGCTGTTAATAATATTGCTAATGAGGTTATGTGGTTTTATCCATCAGGCACTAATACAGAAATAGACAAATATGTTTTGTATAACTATTTAGAAAATGTTTGGAGCATTGGAACTACAGATGATGGCTTTACTAGAACAGCTTGGGATGAAGCATCAATATTAGAATACCCTATAGCTGCAAGTAAAAATGATTCAAGCAATTTAAATTATGTTTACAATCATGAGAAAGGTCATGGCAATGATGGCAGTAACTTTACAGCATACATAGAGTCAAGTGATTTTGACTTAGAGCCAGATGGAGATAAGTTTACTTTTATATCTAAGTTAATACCTGATATACAATTTAGAGATCAACAATCAACAAGCGACAGCGTTACTTTTACTATTTCAGGTAGAGATTATCCATTACAAGATTTAACTACTTTGCAAACTATTAATGTTACTCCTAATTCTACATTTGAAAATACACGAGCTAGGAGCAGACAAGCTGCATTAAAAATATCTAACTCGTCTAGTGACTATGGATGGAGAGCAGGTGATCTTAGATTAGACATTAGACCAGATGGTAAAAGATAATGGCTGATATCAAAACGATAGCACTACCATTACCAAACCAAGAGTTTGATAGAAACAATGAAGCTGTAACACGCAGATTGATAGAACAAGCAATACAAGAAATTAATACTAAAATTACTTTATTGGATAGAATGAAGTCTACTACTATAAGCAAGGCTTCTAAACGACATCAATTTTTACTTATGGGAATGAAACATGGCTGATAATCTTAAAGTATTAGGACAGTTAGACCCAGCAGCTACCACAACTACTGTGCTATACACAGTGCCAAACATGACACAAACAACAGTTAGTTCTATTGTTGCAGCAAATCGCACAGGTTCTGCTATTACTTTTAGATTAAGTGTTCATGTAGGTGGAGCAGGTGCTGACGATAAACAGTATATATACTATGACAAATCAGTAGCAGCAAATGATTCCCTAGCAATAGTTTTAGGTATAACATTAAATCAAACCGATGTTATCAAAGTTTACACAAGTGCAGTTGACATGAGTTTTAATATGTTTGGCTGTGAGACTACGGAAGAAAGATAATGCAATACAAAATTAAAAAAGGAGATACTCTTAGTTCTATATCTAGAAACTTAGGTATATCTGTTAAAGATTTAGCTTCAGCCAATAAAATTAAAGATATTAATAAAATACAAGCTGGTGCAAGTTTAACTATTCCTCAACCTAAAAAGAAAAAATCTTCTGCTGTAGAAAAAGTTATACCTCAAGCAAAAAAAGAAATTAAATCAAAACAAAAATCTAAAGTAAAAAAGAAAAAAGAATCTATATTACCAATTAATGTAAGACAATTTTTTAATCCTAATCAAGATAGAACAGAAGAAGATTTATCATCAGTAGAACTAGCAGCATTAAAACAAGTTATTGCTAATAGTCAAACACCAGAAAGAATTGCAGAAAAAAAAGCTCAAGGAATAGACCCTAATATTATTGAATACAAAGATTATGCAACAACATCTGAAGGTAGCCAATATACAGATGTTGATAGCACAAATAATATGTCTGCATTAGATTTAGCAAGTAAAATGCAAAATCCTAATTACAATTTAAAAACTTTTTTAGGACAAGCTACAGCTATTCCTAAAGAAGGTGGTGGTTATCGTGTTGTAGATACTTTTGATTTTAAACCTAAAACACAAGCAACAGGATTAAAAAAATTATCACAATATGTAGGAAGTATTGATGATGTTGGTTTAAATGCATATGGACAATTTAGAAATTTTATGGGTTATTACGGACCTCAAGAAGGAACAGGAAAAGGTGGAAAAAGTAATATAAATCTTTCAGCTCAAGGCGGACAAACAAGATATAATTTTAATCAAGGTGGAAAAATGGATATAAAACAACAAACACAAAATGTAGCCAATCAAGGTCGCTATGGCGATTCTATGCTTCTTCATGTAAATCCTGCAGAAGTTAAAGGCTTGGCACAAGCAATGCCTATTACAGTGAATCCAGAAACAGGACAGCCTGAAGCCTTCTTACCATTTCTTGCACCAATTTTAGGCAGTATGGGTATGAGTGCATTAGCAGGAACAGGCGTTGGAGCAACGCTTGGATTAGCTGGATTAAGTGCTCCCTTATTGTCAGGCATAGGAGCAGGTCTAGCTACATATGCACAAACAGGTGGCTCTGGTTCTAAAGCATTAATGTCTGCTTTTACAGGATATGGTGCAGGTAAAGCAGCAGAATTAGCAGGTGGAGCTGCAGCAAGTAATACAGCAATAGATACAGCTACCACAGGTTTAAGACCAGAATTAACTGCTAATTTAGCTACAGACCCTACTATGTTAGCAAACCCAAATTTAATGGGTCCATTACCACAAGGCGTTTCACCTGAATTAAGCAATATAGGAAAAACAACTTTAGAAAATCAAATGGCTGGTTTGCAACCTGGTATTGATCAAATAGGTGCAAATGCTGCAGATGCATTTTATGCTGGTGATCCAACTATGTCTGAAAGTTTAAGAGGAGCATTTCAAGAAGGACCTGCAGCAGGTTTTGGAAACTTAGCACAAGGAGCAAGTTCTTTTGGAGCATATGCTCCAATGGCAGTAGGCTTGGGTGGTAGAGGTATTATGGATTCACAAGATTTATATGAACAACAAATGCGTGACATGGAAATGGATGAAGAGCAACGCAAAAGAGATATGTATGCAAACAATCCTGAAGTACAGTTGTATTCGGCATCAGGTGGTATAACACAATTTCAAAGAGGTGGTGATACTGATGACTATAGTTCTGAATCAGGCAAACAAGTATTTGCACCAGCTAAACAACAGTATGCAGTTAATCCTGATTTTATGGCAGGATTTGCACCTGAAACAATGTACTTTAGACCTGATACTGTTAATGCTCCATCAAGTAGTACAAGAGGTGGATCACGCCCAACACTAGGAGCAGATACTTATACAGGAACTAAAGGTGGTTACGACTACGAAGGCACAGTTGATGCAGATGGGAATTACACTGCAGGAACAGCACAAGGCGTTCAGTTTGCACCTCAGACATCTATAGACCCATATGCAGCATTTACAGGTTCTGCACCTCAAGGTTTAGTTCAGTCTGCCTACAATCCTTATCCAGTACAACCAATGAGTATGTCTCCAATAGATGATACTAAAGATACTTCTGATTATGGTGGAATAGACGGAGATTTTTATGCAGGAAATCCTGATTTTGATTTTTCTTTGTATGATGCAACAGATTCTGCTGGTAATCCTTTAACTGGTTCTCCTTATGGTGCATATGATCCACAAGCTGTAGCTGATGTAAGAAATCAATACAGTGATTACTTCTTTGACTACGATGATATTCAAGACTTCTATAGAGATGAAATGTCAGACATTGGAAGAAATGGTGGTGGAGATACAAATATGCCTAACAAAGGTTTAGAAGCATTAAATAAAGTAGCACCAGAAGTAGTAGATAAAATGGGTTATCAAGAAGGTGGGCAAACAGACCCTTTGATACAAGAAGTAACTATGTTTATTTTAGGCGAATCTGATAATGAAGAAATAGTAAATCAATTTGTTGATAAGTATGGAGTAGAAGCATTTACTCAGCTTAGAGAACAAATTCTTCAGTCACTTGTGCCTAATGCTCAAACATCAGGATTAATAGAAGGCGTAGGTAATGGTGGTATGGATGACGATATTATGGGAACAATAGGCAATCAAGAAAAAATTGCTGTATCTCAAGATGAGTTTATTGTACCTGCTGATGTAGTTTCAATGTTAGGTGATGGCAGTTCAGATGCTGGTTCTAAAGAACTTTATGACATGATGGATAGAGTAAGACAAGAAAAAACTGGCACAACTAAACAAGCACCTAAACTAGCTAATGCTGGAGGAATGTTACCAGCATGAATCAAGTAGCTCAAAAACTAGAAATAGAAGAATCTTTAGAACACGAAATTTCTTTAGTTCCTTTTGATAAAGTTCCTTTAATTTGGAAAAAAGTAGAAAAATATCTTAAAAAATCTGCTAATCGTTCAGGCGGAAGAACTAGAATTGAAGATATTTATTATGAATTAATAAATAATAAAACAAATCTTTGGATTATTTTTGAAAAAAAAAGTGATGAAATTATTGGAGTTCAAATTACTCTTTTTAATACTTATCCTACTGGTAAAAAAATGTTAAATCTAGAACATACTGCTGGTATTAATATGCAAGATTGGGTAGAAAAAGGCATTGATGTAATTACAAAATTTGCTAAAGATACAGAATGCGAAGGCTTAGAAGGCATTGGTAGACATGGACAATGGAACTGGGTAAAAAATAAAAAAGGTTGGAAAAAACCTGCAACATTTTATGAATATATATTTGAGGAAAATAAATGAGAAAGTTTAAAGGTGGTGGTAGTAGTGGACCAACAGAAACAAGAGTAACTCAAACTGATCTACCAGAATATGTACAGCCGTATTTTGAGAGACTATTACAGCGTAGTGAAGCAGATAGCATACAAGGGTATCAACCTTATGGTGGTCAACGACTAGCATACTTTTCGCCTGATGAATTACAATCTCAAGCAATGACTCGTGGCTTTGCTGAAGCAGGTACACCACAAGCATACACAGATGCACAAACTAGATTTGGTTCACAAACTCCATTAACTTCAGGATACACAGCAGGTACTGCTCCACAAGGCTATCAAGCTGGAACAGTTGGACCTACCTATCAAGCAGGTGCTTACAATCAAGGATATCAAGCTGGACCTTTTGATGCAGGATATTCTGCTGGTACTAGACAAACTGGCTATGATCCTACAACAAGACAGTCAGGATATAGTGCAGGTCAAACCGCACAAACTTATAATCCTTTAAATTATGAAGAGAATATTTCTAGGTTTATGTCTCCGTATCAACAAAATGTTACTGATATACAAAAAAGAGAAGCTGCTCGTCAATCAGATATTATGGGCAAAGGTATTGGAGATCAAGCTACAGCACAAGGTGGATTAGGTGGTTATCGTGAAGCTATTCAACAATCTGAAAGAGAAAGAAATCTTTCTCAACAAATGGATGATATTCAAGCACGAGGTAGTCAGTCTGCATTTGAGTCTGCTCAACAACAACTTGAAAGAGAAAGAGCTGGTGGCATGGGTGCTGCTAGATTTGGATTAGATGCATTTACTCAACAACAATCTGCACAGCAACAACAAGAACAACTTGCACAAAGAGCTTTTGAAACATCAGAACAATCAAGACAACAACAAGAAACTTTTGCTCAGTCTGCATTTAATGCAGGTGAATCAGCTAGACAACAAGCTGCAAAACTTGGATTATCTGCACAACAACAAGAAGATGCTGCAAGACAAGCACAAGAAAAATTTAGTCAGTCTGGATATCAAATGCAACAAGCTGCACAACAACAGCAATCTGCTCAACAGCTACAAGCATTTAAAGCACAACAACAAGCACTTCAACAACAAGGTGCTCAAGGTATTCAACAATATCAAGCTGAAGAAGCTGCTCGTCAAGCTCAAGAAAGATTTGGACAAAGTGCATACGATATGTCTAATCGCTACAACATGGCTGCTGCTCAAGGCTTACAAGGTATAGGTACAGCTCAACAAGCAGACGCACTTTCTAGAATTCAAGCCTTATCTGGCATTGGTGCTCAAGATAGAGCTTTACGACAAGCAAGTATGGACATGGGATACGATGACTTTCAAAGACAAAGAGATTTTTCTAAACGACAGCTTAGTGATTTTAGTGGTATGTTGAGAGGTGTGCCTGTAACACCCAATCAAACAACTAGCACATACAGTCAACAACCTGGATTATTTCAACAAGCAGCAGGTGCTGGTTTAGCAGGTCTTGGTTTGTATAGAGGAACAAGAGGATAATTATGAATTTAGTACAACAAGCAAATTTTTTAGAAGATGTGCCTAAAGAACAATTGGCTCAAATGTCGCAAGACCCTAATGGACAATTTCCTCCATTTTTAGTATTAAGCGAAATACAAAGAAGAACAACCAACGAAAAAAATTATCAAGCAATGCAACAACAACCTAATGCTACTGTAGCAGAAGAAGTTGTTAATGAATTTATGCAGCCTGAACTAGCACAAAACCAACCTACAGGTTTGCAGGGTGGTGTACCACAGTCGGCAACTCCCTTGCCAGACGAAAATATCTCTGCAGGATTATCTGGTGCACCAACTGCTCCTATGCAAATGGCAGCTAGTGGTGGCTTAACAGGTTATGCAGCAGGAGATTTAACTTCTTTACCTGCAGGTAGTGGACCACAAGGACAAGATATAACAGATTCAGATGTAAATACATTTATGAGTTTACCTAGAAATGCAGATGGAACTGTTGATAAAAGTGCAGTTGCAGGAGCAGTGGCAAGTGGTGCATTAACTGCAGCAGCAGTAGTTGGATTCTTTTATCCAGAACCAGTATCAAGTGCAGCAGGAGCTGCTAGATTAGCTACAACAAGTTTTGGAAACAAAATTTTATCAGCTCCAGGAAAATTAAAATCAGGATTACAAAATTTCATGGGAAGAAGAAGTTTGGCAGCAGACCCAATGAGTAAATTTGGAGCTTCTAATGTAACATTAAAATCTGGAGAAACATTACCAAAACTTTTAAATACTAAACAAATTGGATCACAAGCAATTAAGGATTTACGCATACCATCTAGACTAGGTTATGGCTTAACAGCACTAACTGCTGGAACAGGTCTTGGATATGCTTTAAGTGATGATGAAACTATTGAAAAACAAGAAGATAAAAAAGAAATGCGTATTGGCGATACCTACGATAAAGTAGTGGCTGCTGGTTTAAGTGCTGATAAAAATTCATCAAAAGGTTTAGGGCAAGGACAAATGGATTATAGAGATATGATTAGGTTAGGCACATCTATTATGGGTGCTAAAGATATTTCTGAGTTAGGAGAATCTGTTTCTGGAGTATTAGATGCACAAGATGCAAGAGCTACCACAGGATTACAACAACAATATCTTCAAGCACAAACAGATAAACTACAAGCTGATATTGCAGCAATGCCAGTAAAAGAAATTCAATCAGAGATTTCTATATACTCTAAATATCTTGATCAACTGAAAGAAAACTCTGAAGGAACTGAAGCTGATATAAGAAATATTAAAAATGCTTCTGATTATATTAATGCATTAAGTCAAGAGTTAATGACAGCTAGAGGTATTGATCTTGCTTCTGTTAATAGTCAAAAAAAATTATTAGAAGCTAGTGGCATAGGAAAAGTTTAAAGCTAATGGCTGTATTTGATTTACCAAATGGCGAAAAATTAAATGTTCCTGATCAATATCTAGGCGATGTTGATATGGCATCTAATATTAAAGATGTCTATGGTATTGATATTAATGAAGTTGCTTATGATCTAGATTGGTTAGCAGACAAACCTAAGTCAATAGCTAGAGGAGCTGTAGGATTAGCAGCAGATGTACCTTTAGGTTTAGCTGGTTTATTTGATATAGGAGATGATAGTGCTGCTGTTAAAGGTCTACAAGGATTTAAAGATTATTTAAGAGAAGATTCTGCATTAGCCTCTGATCCAAAATATAGAAATACATATGGTACAAAACTTGCAGAAGGTGCAGGTTCTTTTATTCCGTTTCTAGGAGCTGGTTTAGCAGGTAGAGCTTTAGCATCAAGAGGAGTTATTAGTCCAATGGCAGGAGCTTACGGAGTTCCAGCAGCATTAGCTGTGCCTACAGGTATGGCTCAACAAGTTGATCGTTTGCAAATGGCTAGAGAAATGGGTGAAGATGTTGGAGCTGTATCTGAAACATTTGCTACTCTAACTGGTGGTCTTATAGGTTTAACAGAAATTGCACCTATAGCAAATTTAATGAAAAAAATTCCTAAGTCTGCTCTTAGAAACAAAGAAACAAAAGATGCTATTCTTACTAAATTAAAATCTGCTGCACAGTCTGGTGCACTTGAAGGTGGTCAAGAAGTTCTTGCAAGTGTTTTACAAGACTTAACTGCTCGTGGTCTATACAGTGATGAGTTGCCTATAGGAGAAAGTTTATTTGATGAATTTACTATTGGTGGCATTATTGGTGGTACTGCTGACTTAGTTTTAAATAGTCTTGGACCAAAAAGAAATCAAGGTAATGCTTATCTTAGAGATAGAGAAGCTAGAGCTAGAAAAAATAAAGTTAATCTACAAGAGTCAGGTAAGTTTGAAAGAGCTATAGATCAAGGAGAAGTAACCGAATATCAACAACCTACAGTCGTAGCTAAACCAGATATACCTGTTCCACCTATTGAAGGCTTAGAACCTCAACTAGAAATTACACGATTACCTGATGGAACATTTGCTGTTATAGATACTCAAGCTATTGACAGTCCTGTACTTGCAACAGCACCCACAGAAACAGAAGCAATAGTTCTTAAAGACAAACAGTTTACTCAGTTTGAAAGAGATAAATTAAAATCTAGATTAGACAATGATTTATACAGCATGGGTTTAAGTGAAAGCTCAACTGCACAAGAAATAGGAGCAACAATTCTTGATCCTAATTCAGCAGAATTAGATTTGCAAACTTTACTTAACTTTGATACTACATTTAAAGGTCCAAAGAAAAAAGCAAGACTTGATTCCACTAAAGCTCCAGATGATGTAATTAAACACATAGAAAATCAAGGTTTAGATTTTAAGTCTACTTATTCTATGAATGAAGCAAAGTTATTTTTAAACAAAAAAGATTTTAATTCTTTAGCTTCTGATATGGCACAAGTTGTATTTCAACAATCAGAAAAAGCAGGTATGCCTTCTATTCGTGCAGATAAAAAACAATTAGATACTTCTATTGGAGCAATAAAAGCATTAGCTAAATCTAAAAATATAGAGTTAGACGATGGAGGAATAGCGACTCCATTTATGAGATTTAATTCAATGACTACAGGAACTCCTATGTACAGACATATGAGCAAAGGACAAAAAGAATTACTTTTAGCTAAAATACATTCATTACCTGCATTTAATAATTTAACTCCTTTACCTGATTTTTCAATACGAGAATACACAGCAAAAGATATGGCTGATTTTGTAGCTGGTGTAGGACAAGCAGAGTTTGATGGCAATGATGTAAGAACATATTTAAAAGAAAGATTTAAAGATAGAACTCCAAAATATCATCCTTACTCTGATGGTAAATTTGATGACTTAATAATGAATGAACAGCTTGATACTTTTCTTCGTGATTTAAAAACAAGTGGCAGAGTTGAATCTGTAGGAGAAAAAATAAGTACAAAAAAATATCCTTTTCCAGTATTAAGAATTAAACCTAACTTTGAGTTTGATATTGCAAGAAGAGCAGAAGGATTTAATGAAACTCCTGAAGAGTTTGGAGCTAGGCTTACTCAAGAAAATAAATTACCACAAGAAACTATTGACCAGTTAATAGAATCTGAAAAAGTAAAACAACAAAAAGTTTTACCTCCGAAAGAAATAGAACCTAAAATAATAAACTTCCAAGAAGTTATAGAAGAAGGTCGTACTAATAAGTTTGCAAAAGAAATTCAAAAAAAATTAAAACAAGCTGGGTTATCAGAAGTTGGAGTTGTTGTTAGCAATGACATACTCTCTACAGAAACTTTAGTTGCAGGACAAAAAGGGGAAATCGTGTTTGACCCCACACAAACTAGAGCACAACAAACTAAAGGTCAGTATGACGAAAATACTGATACTATCTTTTTATCTTTAAACGCTGTTAATCCTGAAGGCACAGCATCAGATATAGAAATCCAAGAACAACTTAATAGAATTATAGATGGTCAAATCATTCATGCATTTCGTGCCAAAGATTTAATCACTGAGCAAGAATACAATTATCTTAAAAAAGAAGTTAAGCGTAGAAAAGTTCCGCAAGGTTTTGATGAAAACTTTAAAGGCAAAACTTTTTATGATAGAAGTAAAACACTTAACAACGACAAAGCTCAATCACTTACAGCAGAAGGCAAAGGTGTTGATGCTATAGATGAGCTATACATAGAAAGTGCTGTAGCAGAAATGTATAAGGCAAGAAACATTAAGCCTGATATACCACCTAAAGCTCAAGGCATTTTTGATAAGTTCTTAAACTTCTTTAAAAGCATGGGCACGGCTATGCGTTCTTCTGGTTATAAAAAATCTTCAGATATATTTAATGATATTGAAGCTGGAAAAATTGGCTCAAGAGAAAGAGATCAGATTAGAACTTTTAGAGAGTTAGATAGATTGCCTATTGCAGCAGAGACTGCTCCTATATTTGAAGTAGATGATGTTCAGGAAAAAGAAACAATTGAATTTACTGAAGAGGAAGCTAAAGAATTTAATATTTCTAATACAGTATTTGTAGAAACAGAAACAGGTGCATTTGTTTCAGCTCCATATAATCCAATTAAAGGAAGAATTCTTGCTCCACCAAAAGTACAAAAAGGTAAAAGAACAACTACAGCTAAAGATAGAAATAAAATTTATAACAAATATAAACTTACTGAAGAAGAATATCTAGAAGATGCTGAAGCTATTCTAGATAATATTAAAAATAAAAATTTACTTGGTGCAATGGAATGGTATATAGAAAATGCTCCTAGTCAAGATTATAAATTAATAGCTACTAGAGTTTTAAAACAATTAAAAAAATTAAAATCAGCCAATATAGATTTTGATATTGTTATTTTTGATGATGCATATCTTCAACAACCTGCATCGGGATGGTTAGCAGAAGATATTAAAGAATTAAAAGCTCGTAAAAATAACTTGAATGGACAATCAATCGCACCTGGAAATGCAGGTAGAAGAAATGGATTAATATATTTAAATAATGTAGATGGAGCAAGAGGAAATGGTGTAAATTTTGATACTTTTTTACATGAAGCAATTCATGCAGTAACACAAAGTACAGTTTTTATAGCTAATAATCCAGATGCTTTTTATTACCAAGATATTACTCTTACTCAAAAAAGTATGGAGCAAATTAAAAGATTAGAGAATTTGCGAAAAAGAATTAAAAAAGAAATTAATCAAGAAAAACAAAGTGGCAAATGGAGTGAAAGAAGTTATCAAGAACAATTTAGAATCAATTATTCAACAAAAAATATAAATGAACTTTTGTCTATGGGTTTAACTGATAGATATACTCAAGAGTTTTTTGAAAATATTAAATATACTCCTAAAGGAACAAACACTTTATGGGATGTTTTTGTAGATAGTATTAGAAAAATATTAGATATTCCTGCTAAAAAAGGTACAGCTCTTTCTGCATTTTTAAAAGAAGCAGATCAAATTCTTGATTTAAATCCTGAAGATATTAAAGCTACTCAAAAAATGCTTAGTAAATATCAAGATCAAAATGCTAAAGATAATCAAATAAATGCACCACCTATAGAAACGCAAAGAGAAAGTATTAATAATCAAATAAAAAAATTACAACAACGACTTGATCCATTACAAGCAACTATGAATCAAGAGTATGCTGTAATGAGCAATGCTAATAACTTAAAACTTAGTAGACAAATACAAGAAATAGAACAAGAAATAACAGCATTGCAAGAACAATTAAAAAATCTTTCTCCAGAACAAACATCTTTTGTATTTGAGCAAGGCATTCGATCTCAAGACCCAAGCATATCATTACAAAAAGCTGTAGAGTCAGCAGAAGAATTAACCAAAAAAACTCCTAGAGGTGATATACCTCCTTATAATTTAAATGCTTCTGATGTTGCACTAGAAGCTGCTCAAGAATTTATTGCAGACCCTACAGCTCGTATGCCTAAGATGCCTGTTAATGAGTCAGCAGTGCCAGAAGAGTTTAAAGAACGAGCTGAGAAAACTGGTTATCAAAGAGATGAAAGAACAGCAGGAGAAAGATTTATAGATGTTGCTGCTGATCCTATTACAAGTGTTAAAAAATTCTTTGCCAATACAAGACAAACTTATATTGATAGTTTAGATAAACTTGATAAAAAGATAATTGAAGGCATTGAAACCAACGAAGAAGTAAGACTTGCAAATAACTTAGTATCAACTAGCACTATGGCTGCTTTAAGATTAGCAGATAGAGCAAGAGGTGTATTTGCACAGATGCTAACAAGAGGTGTGCCTGTTGATAAAATAGATGGCGTTGATGCTTTAACTTCAGTGCAAGAGTTTGAGTTTTCTGCTAGATACAATCCTTTTGTAGATGGCAATACAGGTAAAGGAGGTCTTGTACAATTTACTGCACCTTTATATTCAGACCCTACAATAGATAAAGAATATGTATTTGGTTTATATGCTGGTTTAAAAAGAGTTAAAAGTCTTAATGAGAATGGCGTAGAGGTTGATGTTCCATCAAGTTTAAGAGACCTAGAACTTATTGAACAAATAGAAAATAATTACAAAGATGTTGTAGAGGTCTACAACAATTATCAGCAATGGAATAATGGATTAATTAGTTTTGCAGAAGCTAAAGGTATTTTAAGCCAAGAACAATCTCAGTTATGGAGAACTCATTCTGCATACTATCCTTTCTATAGAAACATGGTAGATGATACTGAAATGAGTGCACCTGCGGTTGGTGGTGGTTCATTACCAAGCAATCCTCTTTCAATTAAAATGAAAGGTTCTGAAAAAGAACTCAATGTGCCTCCATTAGAAGCTATAGCAAGAAACTCTTTGTCTATATTAACTGCATCTATGAAGAATGATGGCGTTGCTAAATTAGTTAGAGACTTAGAAACAATGGGCGATGCCAAAGAAATTAGTCCAAGTCAAACACCAGGATTAGATACAATTTTTGTATTTGAAAATGGTGTAAAGAAACACATCTTATTAAAAGACCCAGAAACATTTCTTGCTTTGCAATCTGTAGGTGGAGTTAAAACAGATATGTTAACTAAAATATTTGCTGTACCAGCAGGAATATTAAGAGACACAGTTACTCGTGATCCTGGATTTGTTGTTGTTAATATATTAAGAGATACACTATCTTCTGCTGTTACATCAGGAGTTAAGCTAGGTATAGATGCAGACAGCTATACACCTATTATAGATTCAGTTAAGAATATGTTTGGTGATATGACTGATCTAGAAAAGTTTGGAATTATAGGTGGTTATGATTTTGCCAACGATGAAGGTGACATTGTTAGCTTTATGGCAAGAACAAGAAGGCAACAAGGACTATCATCAGAAAACGGAATTACTCCAGAAAGTGCATTTTATAAACTATGGGATGGATTGGGTGGACTAACCACTAAATCAGATGGTGCAACTCGTAAAGCAGTTTATGACTCAGTATATAAAAGTGCATTAAAAGATGGTGCAACAGAAGCGGAAGCTCAATCAGCAGCAGCATATCAAGCATTAGAAATAATAAACTTTGGTCGCAGAGGACTATCACCTACATTCAAGCTAGTGACTTCTGCAATACCATTCTTGAACGCAAGAATACAGGGTCTTGATGTCTTGTATAGATCGTTTAGTGGTAAATATTCTGCTACAGAGAAACTGCAAGAAGGCGAAACAATGGAAGAACTCAAAAGCAGAATTGTAAAGACGGCTTTGCAAAGAGGTCTGGGCTTGATGGGTGTCACCATAATGTATTATTTACTGGTCAGTGATACCGATGATTACAAAGAAGCCAAGCGAGAAACAAGAGATGATAATTGGTTAATACCTACGCCTTGGGATTACACAGTTAAGATACCTATACCTTTTGAAGTAGGCATGATGTTTAAGGCTTTACCTGAAAGGATTGTTGATATGGCATGGGGTCAAGTAGAAAAAGACCCTCTGAAATCTATGGCAAGACAGCTAGGAACTTCTGCAAAAATTCCAGTCTTTAGTGGAGACATTAGTGTTCAGGCTGTTAAACCATTGTTTGAAGCTATCACTAACAGAAACTCTTTCACAGGCACTGAGATTGTTCCTTACTACAAGTTAGGCTTAGAAGCAGGGTATCAAGCTAATCCCCAAACAAATGAACTGGCAAGGCTTATAGGTGAACAGCTAGGCATATCTCCAATGAAGATAGAGTATGTGCTTAAAGGCTACACAGGAACGCTAGGTGGCTATGCTTTAAGTGTCATAGACTCTATGGTCAGAACTGCTACAGGCAGTCCTTACATCCCTAACAATGCATTTAATAATCCAACGAACTGGGCACAACTACCAGTCTTTAAAAGACTTCTTGTAGATTCTAATCAGATGGGAGGATTGCAACAGCAGTTTTATGAACTAAGAGGGGAAGTTAATAAGGTCACACAGACCATGAACAGTCTCAAGAAACAAAAAAGATTTGATGAACTGGCAACTTATAGAGCCAACAATCAAGGAACTATGAATGTTAAAAATCAAGTCCGATCAATGGAAAGATACTTAGATAATTACAGAAAGAAAAGAGATGCAATCATGCGTAGAGAAGATGTTTCTGTTTCAGTCAAACAAGGATTGCTTGAAGATTTAGTTTTAGAAAGAGATAAGAGATTAGCTTTTGTACCTGAGTTAAGAAAGAAAGCCAATGTTCCCATCTTTACAGGAAACCTGTAGCTAAGATTATCTCTTACCAGTAAATAATATTTTCTTTTCGGCTGCCAGAAGCTGCGAATTTTGATTTACTATTCTGACTGCATTGTTTAGGTCAACAAGTTTGTTTTCCATTTGGTCAAATTGTGCATCCACTCCCTTTAGCTGATCAATCAACTTCTCTTCTTTGAATTGTTTTAATCTAAAGAAGTCATTGTGATTAGGATGACGAGCATGAAACAAACGAGCATAGAAGCTAATGTAATCATTGCTGATCTTAAACTCCCCTCCATTCGTTTCTATCTCCCTGTTCCACCTAATGCGATTAATGATTGCCCAATGAGAGTAATGCTTTCTGCCAGTCTTAATAGCTTCTAGCGTGTACTCCTCAAACTTATCCCATACTTGAGGGTTCTTCTTATGCCATCCCCACCAAGCCTCTTTCCTTTCCTGTAGCTTCTTCTCAAGCTGTTCAATTACCATTGACATCATCTTCCTCCATTAACTTTTCTAACCACCCTGCCATTTGAAATCCATTTGAATCATTATCAGGGTTTGTGTACACCACATTCTTTACATCTTTTACCAATGTCTTAGGCAAGTAATACCTATTTGCAATATCAGTTAAAATCTGTAACAACTCTTCTCTGTCTACGCCTTCTGCCCATTGCTTGACTTCATCGTAATTCACATCATCTTTAACCATTCTTATCCTCCTCTATTGTTAGAACACATCTAGGGTTATCTTTATCCACACCCCCAAACCTATACACCACTTTCTTAATCTGCTTGGAACTATCATCCTCAATGATCTCAGCCTTAACCAAAGCATCGCAAGTAAACTTATCTATAATAGAACAAGGGTTACTCACATCCAATCTTCTCTTGCTTTTGGCATAGTAGACATACTCCAATGAAACAACATCACTAAACTTAGGCAAGTCTTTAATCCTTTCCAACAAATCCTCTGTATAAATTTTCTTAGAAGCAGATAAGATTCTGTAATGAGCATTGCGATAATTGTTTAGGTTCAGAATGAACTTCTTGTTTTTAGAATAGTAGACTTCAAGGGGTAGTATAAGAATCATGAATGAATTTCTATTGACTGGTAAAATATATTTTTATTGCTGCGATCCTTGGAAGCCGTCATTCTATTTCTACAAAAACCATAAACTGATCTTCATCTATCCTAATAATGGCTACGATGTTCTGATCTTTAAACTTTCTTTCTATACTGGTTAATGTTTTCATCTTAACGAGATGGGTATCTATTTGATAATCACCATCTGTTGTCTCTAGTATTATTGATTTAAGACTTTTCATTACGCAACTCCATTAGATCATTCCATTTATAAAACTTTTTATTTATGTCATCCCAAAAATTACCTTTGTGTTTTTCTTCATAGGAAACTTCTATAGAACAAGCAATGTTTTTTTTATCTATGTGATCTTGTACTTGTTGTTTAACCTCTTCATCACTAGGTATATGATCAAATTCAAAACAAAAGAAAGGCTGAACAACTACCTTTTTTATTTTTGATTTAGTCTTAAAGTCTTTCATTCGTTCTCCATAATATTGTTTACTTGATCTAACAATTCTTGTTCTGTTCCATAGGCTGTTTCAAACCTCTTCTTCCAAGGATGCCTACTGATAACAGGCTCGACATTCTTGCCACCTCGATGATGGTCAAAGCACAAGGGAAGGA